GATTCCGGAATAGCGTCGCAAATACGTTTGGATACTTGGCTCATCAAAGTGCTTGAAATGTCATTGCGTGTAGCAAAGTCAAATATAAGTGTCATCACCCGAAGGCGAAACATCTCGTCATTTTTCTTCAAAATTTCAATAATTTTATCAGTCAGTTTAAAGAGACTCGATTGAGCTACTTTGTTCAAGCAGCCATTAATTTCTTCGTAATCTGGATCGCCTTTTTCACGGACCATCCTGACTACGTTAATGTAAGCATCTTTGCGCCAATTATCATTGACTACTACCTTCTTTCCGCCTCCACCACCTCCGCCACCTCGAAAGGCTTTGTAAGGGGCAGGAACGGTTGGAAGCATCAGTAGTCGCGAAAGAATGGATTCGGGAAGCTTGTGAGACAAATACCTCACGGAATAGATCATCTGCGTAGTGACGGCGGACATCTTGTTATATTCTCCATAATTTACTATAAAACGAATTCGTTTTAGAGAGTATTTGCAATAGTATAAAAATGGAGGATTCGCTGAAGCCTCTGAAAGATACGTGGATTCTCTGGTTCCATGATCCTGCAAACCAAGACTACAGCCTTGAAAGCTATATTAAAATTGGAGACATTAAGTGCCCGTATCACCTATGGGCCATATTCGAAAAAATTTCACCAGAAATGCTCATTTCAGGAATGTACTTCTTCATGCGCGAAGGTTATCGGCCCATGTGGGAAGCTGCCGAGAATGCAGGAGGAGGAGCTTGGTCCAAGAAGATCAGTTCTACAGATTCAACACATGTGTTTGTAGAAATGGTGGTCAATTGTGCATCTGAAGAACTTCTGAAACCAGATTTTGCAAACACTCTAGTCGGCGTATCGATTTCTCCCAAAGGCCCTAACTCCATCATCAAAATCTGGAATACAAAATCAACTGTAAGCAAAGTAACCGCTCTCAATGCAGATATTGCTCTGCTTGAAGGCGGAGAAGGTATTGCGTACACTCCTCACGGAGGAAGACCTCGTTAAATACAAATGACAATTGAAGAAACAATAAACTATTTTGAACTAAAAACGCGATCAGTGATCACTTTTTTATACAGTTGGCTTACGAATGAAGGCGAGCCTTTAGGATACATCCTTGGCGTATTTCATGTAATGATTGTTATTGCTATAGTTAATCTTGTAATAATATCTCATACGATTTATAGATCAATCTGGCTAAAAATTCTTGCGTTTTTTTCAGTATTTGCTATTTGGATACAACACGTTACTTTAAAAGTTTGTATTCTGACAGTTGCTGAAAAGAAACTAACACAAAATGAATCTCCTTATTTTACTATTTTTAATGATATACTTGGATTTGATGGAGAAATTTTTTCCAATTATCTTGTGATCTTTGAGTTTGGAATACTGTGTGGTCTATCTCTTGAATTTATTAATATTTTGTTTGAAGCATTGTATTACTTATTAGGTTGAACAAGGCATCAGGCAAAGCTGAATTGAGCCCAGATTCGCAACCACGTACCGAATCATGAGAAACCAGTCGTTCTTCATATGGATTTCAAGATTGTTGCAAAGATTAGTACATTTGGTAAACAGAACAAGATGGGGGAGCGAGAAGTTTCCACTGACAATTTCAGTAGATTCTTTTTTCTGTATTGAAAACTCGTTTTCGGAATCTCCCATAATGGTAGTTCGAGATGCAAAATGGCCTTTACATCCAAAAGTCAACGTAGATCCTACGTTCTTGATTTCGACAGTTTTAGAGCCTAAAAGAGTCATATCCCGACAAATCTTCTGGAAGTCGGCAGATGGCATCGTAATATGGGCCGAAAACTCGGTTTCTGGAAGAGAAATATCCGGTTCGTCGCGATCAAGCAGATTGAGCTTGTATCTCGTTACCTGTTTACGCTCTCCGTCCTCAAGCAGAATGCCAAGAGTATTGGGATCTGAACTTTCGACGTAAAATGTTATAGTGTCGTCATTTGTTGCAGTGCGAATGATTCGATAAAGATGATCGGTGTTCACGCCAATCACAAATTTCTGAGCGGTGTATTTATAGGTATACTTTTCAAACTTGTCCGCATACAAACGCATATGGACAAGAACTGTACGGGTATTGTCCATTGCAACCATCCGAACTCCGTCTGCATCAAAAATCAAGCTCATCTCAACAAGAATACACTTGAGAGCTTCCGTCAAAGTTCGAACTGCTCCTGTTTGAACAGTTTTTGCTTCAACAATAAACTCCGGCATTTTTTCAATGTAGTTAAATTCGTTTAAGTTTATTCTGACGATGAAATTGTCATGAGTCTTTGTTTACGATAAGCATCCCATCCATGTTTTGCAATTATCACCATCGTTCGCATAACCTTGTTAAGAGTAAATTCATTCAAATTAAAAGCAACTTCATTTACTGTATTACAAACATCCTTGTTCCCGTGAGAAAAAGTAACAAAATCAGTTTCCTCCGTAATACTTGATAGTCTGAGACGTTGCCAGCATTCCGGAATAAAGTTCATGATATAATATCCCCATTCAAGATCATGTTTTAGTTGCGGCGTATAACCAAGATTAGAAAAGTCTCCTTCCATTACTTTTATTCTTCGCCTCCGCCGTAAACTTTATGGCGTTGTTTCATGGTTGCATGGCGTTTCTTTGATACAATACGGCCCTTTCCATTATACATCAAATCATCCCTTGTGAGGCCACCGGTTGTTTTCTCGGCACCTCCGTGCATGACCTTTGCACGGCTTCCGTACTTCTGTACTTTCTGAGTCCGTCGTCGTTTACCGCCTTCAGGAACTAAGGGTGAATCTTCCATTTATAAGTCTAGGAACACTTTTAGTTTTAGGTGGTACCCAGAATTCAGAATTTTCTCTAATTTGCTTTTGAAGTTCCGGAGAGTAATATGTTAAAAATAATCTTGAAAAATTATAGACTTTATCTATCATTTCTGTATAGACCGTTTCTAAGTAGGGAACTGTGATTTCAGAGTAATCTGTTGTCCACAAAATAGGACATCCTGCATATTTTTCTTCAATATATGGATTTCTTTCTATAATTGGAATGCATCCAAACATCAGAGCCTCATAATGTCGGTGACAATCAACACCATTTCCTTCGGGAGAAATAATAAACTTATAATTTCCAAATTTTTTAAAGTAGTCTGAAATTGGAATATTTATATTTTTAATCCCATTTTTTTCAAGATTATTTAAAATAGCAACTCTATTTACGGAAAGATGAGATCGTCTTTTTTGATCTGTCCAAGTATTAATAGAAGAAAGAACTGTTTGCGAATGATTCTTTATAAGAGACCTTTGAGGATTAATACAGAACGAATAGCAGAATCCAACTGGAAAAGGCACTTCTGAGTCAGAACCATCTGTTGCAGAAGCGTTTACAATAAATTCTATAGGATTTTTTTCAATTTTTTGCCAATGTCTCAATGAATACATTTTTATAATTTACGAAGAATAACTTGTGAAAATATAGTGCCTTTGTGGAGAATATCTATTTTATCTTTGTACTGTTCCAGAAATCTATCAATTCCAACCACTGTTTGAGGCCAAAAAATAGTATAGTCGTCAAAAACTATAAATCCGCCAGATTTTACTTTTTCAAAAGCCATATATCCATCTTTATAAACAAATTCAGTTTCGTGATTTCCATCTACGAAAATAATATCAAAAAAATTATCTTCAAATGTTGGAACTATTTTATCAGAAAATCCTCGATTAACTATGCACTTATTTTGAATTTTATATTTTGCAATATTTGTGTTAAATGTTTTCCACGCGACATCTTGTTGTTTTTTGTATTCGGGATATTCGTCATAATCCTGCCAAGGATCAACGCAGTACATTTTTGAATCAGGGTGCTTGCAGTAACTTTCCGAAATATGAATAAGATGTATGCCATCTGCTACACCAATTTCAAGATACTTTATTGATTTATTTTCAATAGGAATAAACGCCAACCAGTTAATAGAAGGATTCATGTTATAGTACCGCCCAATAGTTCCGGAAGGACGATTATCTTTTTTTTGAAACAGTTTTGACCAAGGATACATTTATATTTAACACAGTTGAAGTTGCAGTTGCAAGCTCAATTGTGTTTTTTTAGAGTTTGAATAAGAATGTATAAAAAGCCAAACGTCTAGTTGCTGTATGCGAGACCACCCATGCCGCTCATTACGCGGAGCACGTTATAGTTGAGCGCGTATACGCGGACCTGGGCCGTGCGGCTGCCCGTAACCGTGTTGAGCGAAACCGTAAGCTGGAGCGTGGCCTTGTCGATACGCGAGAAGTTGCACGTGCCGCTGGGCTGGTGCTCCTCGGGGCGGAGGGCAAACGAGTAAACGTTGATACCCGTGCTTGGCGAGCGGCTGTGGTGCTGGTAGGGCTGGACCTTGTCGAAGTACGAACCCTCGCGCTCCGTAAAACGGTCCTGGCCGTTGAGCTGAAGCTTGCAGACCTCAACAGGGTTCTTGCCCTCGCAGCGGACATTCGATTCGAGAATGACCTTGGCGAGGAGGTAGTTGACACCCGAGTCAAATTCAAGAGTACCGGTAAGATCAACGCCATCTGCACCAATAAGAGACGACGATTGCGAGAGATTCTGACCAAGAACCGCAGTAACGTTGCTGGAGATCGTCGATGCAGCAGTAACAATTCCCGTTTGCGAGGCCTGCGAGAGGAGCGACATGATGATACCCTCCGTCGAGAAGTCGTCCGAGTAGTTGAAGGGCTGCGCACCACCAACCGACGCGAGCCAAGGCGCGGTCGAGCAGTCGACGAACGAGTCGCGCTGGACGACCCAGAGAAGCTCCTTTACGGGGTGGTTAAAGTTGAGCTGGACCTTGTTCGACGAAGACGTAATCGACTCAGCGCCCGTGTACTGGACCTGCTCGATGAGGTACTCGTGGCTCTGCTGGGCGAAGCGGCGGCGCTCCTCCGTGTCGAGGTA